GTAATCAACATTACATCAAAAAATAAAAACTAAATCATACTAATATGACTAAAACAAATAAAACAAACAATGGCCGCAAGGTCTCCACACTCGTCAAGGGTTCTACTTATGAACTTTCTTTTTCTCGTCCTGTCAAGGGCGTCAAGAGCGAAAGCACTCATCTAAATGTTACGGGATTCAATCCTACCACTGGTGAAGTCAACAAGGTTCGCCTTGATGGACGCGCTGTTGCTGCATTGCGCCGAGTTATTGCCAAGTAATATTGGCAATCAAAGGTTATAAATCAAAATCCCACGGTGTTTGCCGTGGGATTTTTTCTATATGAAAAATAAACCTCTTACAAAAAAACAACGTAAAGATTTGATTTCTGCTTGGGTAGGAATGAATTGTTTATGTGCATATCTAAAAGATTACAAGACGAAGCCTGAAAATTTCGGTGTTAAATTTGACCTATATACTTATGCCAAAGACATACATAAACGCCTCGATTCAGTTATACTCAACGTTGACGACTTCGATTTGTAAATAATCCTTGACATTTTATAAAAAGATGTCATAGTAAAGTAGTGAAAATTGACCTACAATCTATCGACAAAGAGTCTTTTATGGTTCATCAACACTTTGTTGGTGAGCATGAATGCTTTTTGGTGCAACCAATCCATATTGGTGCAACTTGGAATAAAGAAAACCTCATTTATCGCTCTTCATTGTGGAATAAAGACGGACATCCTGTGTCGTTGAGTTTTCCCAAGTTCTTTAATTGGGACGAAAAGCCAGACATCTTTCCTGCACCCTCCGATCTAAAAAATGCGAAGTTGATGGAAAAGTTGGACGGTTCTACTTTAATCTTTTCTCGCTATAAGGGGCACACTGTTATTCGCACACGCGGAACTGTTGATGCTCATAAGCAAGCAAATGGACATGAGATAGACTATTTGTGTGAAAAGTACAAGAAGTTCATTACATATCTTGAAATGCTAGAAACTAGCAATGAGTCTTTTGTACTAGAATGGTTGAGTCCAACCAATCGCATTGTATTGAACTATGGCGACGAACCTGACATGGTTTTGACTGCTGTAATCAATCACAATGATTATTCCTTGATGCGACAATCTCAATTGGACTATTTTGCATCTGATATTGGGCTGCGCCGTCCCCGCACTTTCTCCTACAACTCCGTTGAAGAAATGAAGTCGGCAGTTGAGGTGTTGAAAGACCAAGAAGGTTTGTGTGTGTATTATAACAACGAACAACAAATTCGTAAAGTAAAAGCCGCATCATATCTTTTTTTACATCGTGCAAAAAGTGAAATTTCTAGTATAGATAAAATGATTGATGTGTATATTGATTGGTTTATGCCACGTAACACATTATCACACGAACCAACTGGATATGTAGAATTCTTTGAATATCTAACTACGAAGTTTGATTTTGAAATTGCTACAATGGCAACTGGACATGCTTCGCGCATCTGCGATGCTATGAAAGAAGTTCGCAAGATTATGAATGCATTGTTTGAGTTTGCATCTGCTCGTATGAACATTCCTCGTAATATTGCCGCAAAGGAAGTATTACAAGCATATGGTTCAACGGGTCGCTCGTCTATCATCTTTAAGATGTTAGACCGCAAGACCATCGGCACTGATGATTATAAAAAATTGCTATATCAAGTATTGAAGTAAAAACACAAGGCTTGACTTTATATAGTTCAAGCCCTATACTATTGCATATTATAAATATACTTATTAATATATGATTAAACTACTAAGAGAGAAATATGAATTGCTAAGAGAAAGTAAATTGTTTTCTGAACTGAAGTCAGTGTCTTCACATAAGACAGATCTTCTTACATCCAAGATGTGGATTTTACCAGACGGTAAGCCTGTGTCTTTGGATCAATGGCATTACAGATGGTTGCAAAACAATCCAAAAATTGCATTGAAGTATGGATTGGATGTTAAAACTTTGCCAGATGAAGAACAGCCTGTACGTGTTGCTGCATTAAAGAAAGGATTTTTTCGCGTCAATTATGAATACAATAGTGGGACTATTACAATTGAAGGATTGTCTTCAAAGTATCATAAAAAAATCAAAGATGCTATATTTGTAATTGCGATTGACAATATTAGATCAATTGATCGCATGAAATTGACACTAATGAATGAAACACTAACAAAAATTACCAGATCGGAAGAAGCCACATTGTTCACATACAGAAGTGAAGAAGAAAAACTCGCCGCAGTTGAAGATATTATCAAATAAACAATATATGACAAAAACAAAAAATTACATTGAAAAAGCAGCAAAGCGTTTGGTGGTTGGTGACAAAGTGTTGAGTGCGTCGGGCAAAACACTAACAGTGTCATTGATTATAAATAAAGGAAATAAAACTATTATTCTGTTTGACGGCGATATGGAAGTTGATGTTGATCCGTATCTTCAACTCAAAGTTTTACAATGACACTGAAAAATGTTATAGATAATCTAAACAATACTATATCAGGTAAACAAGAATTGCTTGATGTATTGACTAATCATCCAAATAACGCATCCGGTTCTGTTATTACAGAAGTTCTTAGAATCAATATTGGTGAGTTGAGATGTATCCGAGAAGATTTACTAAAAGTAAAAATATCTGAACAAACATCTTGACTTTTTATAAAAATGCCATCATAGTTATGGGTATATAAAAATGAATGTTATCAATCAACCGGTATTATGTTTAAATGGCGTTTGGCAAGCTTTGGGCACCAAAACGGTCAAAGAAGCTCTCATTGCCATGCTAGGAGGCGAAAAGGGAAATTCTCCTGCTGCTATGGCTATTGACATGGTATTTCCAATTGATGCTGACGGCAATGTTGATTGGAACAACCCCGAATATACCCAACCTGTTGGCTGGGACGAATGGCGAAAGCTTCCAGTTCGTGAATATGACTTGGCTATTCACACCTCCAACATGGAGATTCGTGCTCCACGCGTTATTATTCAACCCAACTATAGCAAAATGCCAACTGTACAGCCTCGTCCAACCAAGGAAGCAATCAGAAAGCGTGATGGTGGTATTTGTCAATATACTGGCGAAGTTCTAACTTGGAAAGACGGCAACATTGATCATGTTACTCCACGTTCTCAAGGCGGCAGAAACACGTTTGAAAACATGGTATGGTGTCACAAAGACATCAACAGCAAAAAGGCAGACAAGACGCCAAAGCAAGCAGGTTTGACACTTATTCGTAAGCCATTTGCTCCCAAGTCTTTGCCCATAAGTTCCACAATCAATGTGGCACATCATCCAAGTTGGGTTCATTTCTTAGACCATGTTACGCATGTGAAAGAAGTTGTAGCATAAAAAAATATTGACAAATCCAAGGATGTATCATAATCTGATACATCCTTTTTTATTCATGGAATATTTCACACTAACATTATGCGTTTTACTGCTTGCATATTCTACTCGTTCTTATTATCAAATAAAGAAACTGAATAAGCAACTCCTTGAACAAAATGAAAGTCATAAAAGAGCACTTGCAACAGCAGGAAATGCAATCGCAGATACACTAAAAGTTGCATTTGAGCAACTAAAGAAAAATAACTCAGACCACAGTAAAATAAACGGTAAATTGACGGAATATAACTCAAGAATACATCGTTTAGAGCAAAATATGAACCGATCTATGAAAGACGGTTTAAAACAAAAGATAAATTTACAATCCACGGAAGAAAATGAAAACAAATAATGAAGGACCGCGTATGGTAGAATTTGGTAAGTTGGAACTTGGAAACAAGTTTTTTCTTGGAAACCCAGATATACTAACTGAAAACGCTGCATACACAAAAATAGTCAGCCAAAAGAACAATGAAGGCAAATGGTCAAATGCAAAGAACGCATTTGGTCTTGTTACATTTGTACAATACGACAAAAGGGTATGGAAGAAATAAAATGAAAAAGTTTGTGCTAAAACGTGAATATATTTCTGATATAGCAGACACCAAATACATGACATTGAATATGTATGATGGTTCTACCATATCTGGAATGTCACATGGTACAATTGATCACCCAGAGTTCACAAAGTTGCGTGATATGTTGGAACAACAAGACTATATTAGCACAGAAAGAAGTTGGGTCAATGGCGACAGAGTGCTCAAACCATTTAGCTTAAATGCATTTAAGTTCAAAATTGGGGAACAATTTCCTTGTGCTTCTGCATTGAATGTTCTCTTATCTATAAAAAAATGAAAATTATAATCAATACTTGTTATGGTGGCTTTGGGCTTTCTGAAGAAGCTCTTGCTCTGTTTAATGAACGATCTGGTACAACAATTACATACGAACGTGATATCGAGCGCAACAATCCTATTCTAGTAGAAATTGTAGAGCAACTAGGAGAATCTGCCGATGGTGGTCATGCTGAACTTAAAGTTGTAGAGATTCCCGATGATGTTCAATGGCAGATTGAAGAGTATGATGGTAATGAGTGGGTGGCAGAAACCCACAGAAAGTGGGATTAATAATTTATGAAGCAAATAGGCGTAACGCAACTTGATTTAGACAAATCAACATTTGAAGAAGCTCAACAAGCATATGATAATCATATGATAATGGAGTATGCTTCAACTGCCACTGTGGAAGATTACTTGAAAATTAAAGAAGAAGCTTTAGAAAAAGCCGCCAACATTATTTTAAAAAATCGCATAACCGATGGGTTTATTAAAATTGTGTGATGTTGTTGACATATATCCGAACTATTGTATAGTTGATAAATAACATGGCAAAAATAAAAAACGAAGTTGATAAAAAGCCAAAGAATAAAAGTTTATTTGACCACCTCAATGAAGTGCGTGTGGGAAAAAATCCTAAATACTTTGATACATTGTCTGATGCGGATAAAAAGACTTGGAGTAATTATATGGTGTGTAGATTTTTGAGTATGCAGATGGACTTTGTTGACAGCATCAATGATTTACAATATTATCAAGACAAACTAACTCCAGAGCAGTTTTATAGAGTTTGTATTGACATTGTACCAAAAGCAAAGGTATTTGTGCCATATATAAAAAACAGCGGAGAGAAATATAATAAAACTTTATTGACTTTGTTATGTATGCATTTCAAGGATAGTGAACGCAATGTTGTTGAATATATGAGTATCATGACCAATGATGATATTCGCAGCATTGTGCAAAATTATGGATATGACACAGATCAAATTGAAGAGTTGTTGGAAAAGAGTAAACGATAAAATATGCAAACATCAAATAAAAAAGTAGTGGGTATTGGCGGTTGCGCTCGCAGTGGTAAAGATACATTCGCTTCCATTCTTGCATATAAACTTCAACAGGCAGGTAAATCTGTAAAAAGAATTGCACTGGCTGATCCATTAAAAGCAGATGTTGATAATTTCTTGATGGAGAATCTTGGCATTTCTGCCTTCACAACTATTCCAGAAGAAAAGTTGATTATTCGTCCCATGCTTGTATGGTATGGCGATGCTCAACGCAAGCGCACAGATGGTAGATATTGGATTGATATTGCCAAGAAGACCATTGATGAAACCAATTATGATTATTATATCATAACAGATATTCGCTATGATGCATATGAAAAAGACGAGCTATACTTTCTAAAAAATGAAGTGAATGGAGTATTGTGTCATATCAGCAAATTTACTTGGGATATTCAATGGGGACACAAAGTATTTATTCAGCCAGCAAATGAACATGAAAAAGAAAATGATCCAAAGATTGACGCTGCTGCACATCATTCCATTAAATGGGAACATGTAGAATGCAAACTACCAGAAGATTTATTACTTGACACTCAACTAAATGCTCACGTAGACAAGTTTATGAATATTTGGATTCAGAAGCTCTGACTTTCTTCTTCATCATCTTCTTCATCATCTTCTTCATCATCTTCATCTTCTTCATCATCATCCCGAATCTGACTTTCAAGCTCTTCTTTTAGTTTAACAAAATCTTCTTGTGTCAAACCAAGATCGTTTATGATTGCTGATACCAAGAAAGCAAGTTCTCGTTTGCTAAATTTTTGTGATTTTATTCCTTTACAAAATTTTTTAGTAATGGCAACCAATAATTTTTTTATGTCATTTTCTGGCGTGGGATAAATGATGCCAGGTATTGGGTTGCGTTTATTGTGCATGTCGGAGATTTTAGACATTTCTTCTTTCAACATTTTTTTATATTCGGCATCATCCGATGCCACACTTTTTATTAGTGCTTTTAGCTCGTCAATGTCTTGTTTCTTGACAATTTTTGCAACTGTGAATGTTTTTAGCACACCCGTTTTTTGTAATATGTGCGTGAAAGATTTATTTTGCATCGTTATTAATAAATATACAGTCATTAACATTGACAGATAGTTTTTTTTATGTATAGTAGTAGTATATGTCCAATCAATTTCTTGTAGAAACTCCCGATCCTGTGCCGGTTATAACCGAACCCACTCAGCCAGTAAAAAAACTCAAGAATGTGAGTTTCAGTCAATATAGCAAATGGTTAAAATGTCCAATGGATTGGAAACTTTCTTATATTGACAAGTTGGCTCCATATGAAGCAAGCATTCATACCACATTTGGTACAGCTATTCATGCCGCATTACAAGAATATCTTCGTTTGTTATATACAGTAGGAACTGCCGAAGCAGATGCTTTGGATGCATTTGGTTTGTTCAAGAAAGAATATGAAGAAGGCTTAAAAGACCTCAAGATTGCTACAGATGAACAGCTCAAGTTGACTGAAGATGAAAGAGATATATTGGGCTTGATCACTCAAGATACAGTCAAAGAGTTTGAGAACGATGGTAAAGTTATTATGGATCATACACTAGCATATGCTCAACGCAGCAAGCATTTTCCAAGTAAAAAATATGAACTTGTTGGTATTGAACTGCCATTGGAAATTCCATTAAAAGGTGGCACAATATTATACAAAGGCTTTCTTGACATTGTGCTAAAAGACAAACTGACCAAGAAGGTACTTATTTTAGATTTCAAGACATCAACCAATGGTTGGAATAAATATCAGAAGGCAGACAGAACCAAGATTGATCAACTGTTGTTGTATAAGCGGTTTTATAATCAAATGTTCAAGGTTCCGATGACTGACATCGAAATTGAATTCTTTGTTGTAAAACGCAAACTATACGAGGATGTAGCTTTTCCACAACAACGCATTCAACGTATTTCTCCACCCGATGGTAAAATTAGCATGAAACAAGTTGAAACATCATTCTTGGAGTTTATCAATGCTGGATTTGATGCTGCCGGTGAATATAATAAAGACGGTGTGTTTCCTAAGCAACCCGGCAAAGCCAAGAAGAATTGCAAATATTGTATCTTTAAAGAACTGAAGAACTCTGAAGGAAAGTTATATTGTGACGGAAAAGAAACTTGATAAGTAGTTTTTATATATTAATTTGATTTCTTATATATACGGAATGTTGTTTTCATATATATGTATATAGGAAAAACAACAACATATGAAACTAAAATCAAATCACGAAACATCTTTTACCAGTATTCACATTTTTAAAGACAAATATACTTCATTCAAAGAAGCTGGTGTAAGTAGCGGCATGACACTGCAAAAGTTAGTCAATCGTTGTGTATATCTATACACCAACGATGCTGATTTCAAAAAGAAAATTGACGACACAAATTCTTTACAAATTAGCGGCAGTGCATTTTAATAATTTGACAATAGTCAAATTTAAAACATACTAAATTTTATATATGAATAATGGTTATATTCCTCAAAAGGACAGAAAGAAAATTATACTACTTTGCGACGACTTGAGAATGCATTCTGGTATTGCCACTATGGCAAGAGAGTTTGTAACTGGACTTGCTGGCAAGTATAATTGGGTTCAAATCGCTGGCTCTGTTCAACATCCTGAAAAGGGAAAGATAATGAATTTGGACAGTGCAGTAAATATCGGCGCGGGTATCAGCGATGCATATGTTCGTTTATATCCAGTTGATGGCTATGGCAATCCGGAAATTCTAAATGAAATCATCAAGCTTGAAAAGCCGGACGCTTTGATGCATTTCACCGATCCTCGTTTTTGGGGTTGGTTGTATCAGATGGAACGTGAACTTCGTCAAAAGATGCCAATTGGTTATTATAGTATTTGGGATGATTTACCGTATCCAATGTATAATCGTGCGTTTTATGAAAGCTGCGATTGGATTGGTTGCATCAGCAAACAAACCAAGAATATTGTTGACGGGGTCTTGGGTTCTGTATTAAACAAGCCAACCACGGTGTCTTATGTGCCACATGGCATCAACACCAAGACATTTAGACCATTGACAAGTGAGTCTGAACTAAAAGAACTGAATGTGGTAAAAAAGCAATTATTCAAGAAAGATTATAACTATGTTATTTTTTATAACAATCGTAACATTCGTCGCAAGCAAACCAGCACAATCATGCTTGCTTATAGAAACTTCTGTGATAATTTAACCAAAGAAGAAGCATCCAAATGTGTATTGTTTATGCATACTCCTCCACTGGATGATGCGGGTACCGACTTGTTGGCATGTAAGACCGCTTTCTGTCCCGATTATGATGTCGTTTTCAGTACTGACAAGATCATGCCAGATCGTCTAAATCAGTACTATAATATTTCCGATGTTACAATCAATCTTTCTGATAATGAGGGATTTGGACTTGGAACGGCGGAAAGTATCGCCGCTGGCACACCCATTATCGTAACAGTAACCGGCGGTTTGCAAGATCAATGTGGATTTACAGATGAAAATGGTAATCCTGTGGAGTTTGATACAAACTGGGGAACCAATGCGGATGGTAGATACAAGAACCACGGAACTTGGGTTACTCCAATATTTCCCGGTGCAAGAATGGTACAAGGCAGTATTCCAACTCCATATATTCTCGCAGATTATGCTCGTTGGGAAGATGCTGCTGTAGCAATGATGCACTGGTATGAAGTTGGTCGTGAAAATCGCAAAGATCGTGGTCTCAAAGGTCGTGAATGGCTCATGAGTCCAGAAGGATTGAGTTCCGATAGAATGTGTGAAACTATGGCAGTTGGTATCGACAATATGTTGTCAAACTGGAAAGGCAGAGAACGCTTCAACATTCATCGCCAAGATGAATATGTTGGGCACAACATGCCAAACAAGAGTCTTGGATTCATTCTACCAAAGATTGACAGAACAGAAGCAAAAAATAAATTCAACTAAACTAAAAAATATTATGGCTAAACCACTAACTAAAGAAGAAGCAAAAGCAAAAGTATACGAGCTAACAAAACAGCTCGCTGAAATCAAGAAGGAGAAGAAGTC